AGGAAAGCCCATCGACGCGCCCTTGGCGACGGACATCCATCACCGCCGAGGACGCTGGCATGGCCGACTAAACGAAACAGAACATTGGCTCGCTGTATGTCGCGAGTCACATGAACGAATCCATTACCATCCCCAATGGGCATACGAACGGGGATATATGCTTCCACGATGAATAACATTCCAGACAACTACCTCCGCATCCTTGCCGCTGGTCAGGACGATGTCCTTGCCTCCCTTGAAACGGGAAACCCCAAGGACTTCTTCGCCGCCCTTGAGCGGCACAAGGCTCTCACCGAGAGTGTCAAAAACGGAGTCGATGCCTACATGCATCTAACCTACGAGAATGACGGTTCGGGAATTTGATATAGGAACCTACATCGTTTCCTCCGAGACAGTCGACCAGAAAGAATATCTGGTGGACATTAATGCTTATGCAGGCAACGGAGAGTGTAGCTGTGAAGACTTCACCTACAAAAAACGAAAGATTATTGAAGCAACTGGAGTCATTGTAAAATACCGAAAGCCGGAAACCACACGTTGCAAACATATCCATGAGTGTTTAACAGAATTTGCCGACACCGTATTGAACCGAGTACACGGACGCGCCTAACCATGGAACCAACAGTAACAATTTCACTTACTCAGTTTGAAGAACTAACTCGCGACAAGAAGGTCTTGGACTGGCTGGAAGAAAATGCCGACACCATCTTCTACAAGTTCCCCGGCAAACGTGCTGATAGGGACAACTTCAGATTAGACATCAGAAACGGAACTATGGAAGTTATCAATCGCGATGCCCAAGCCGCCAAAGACTAGGTGCTCAGGGACATGGACTGAGGCTCGCTATTGGGGCTTCATCCGCTCTGCCCTGCGCCGAGCCTTCACCCGCTACCCCGTCAACTACCACGTTCGCAACGCAGCTAAACGTCCCTACAAGGGGCCGAATAAGCTACAGAAGAACGAGTTCCAATGCGGTGTGTGCAAGGAGTGGTTCATCCAGAAGGCCACCCAAGTGCATCACCTTGTAGAGTGTGGCTCCCTCAAGAGCTACGCAGACCTCCCCGGCTTCGTTGAACGTCTATTCTGCGAGGCCGACAATTTACAGGTCGTTTGCAAGACCTGTCATAGTAGAATAACACATACACAAGATGCTAAACCTAGACCAGCCCGAAGACCAAAAGCGAGTCGATTGGATTGAGAAGTACGTCATTGCCATCGACTTTTACATCAAGGACGACGAAGACCCGCGCTTCGTAATCACCTTCGTTGACGATGGACAAGAGCACATGATTATGTGCGACGGACCAACGCTGCGAGTAGCCCTAGATCGAGCTATGGAAACAACAAAAGGAGATGCATTATGAATGCTGATGAACTCAAAAGCGTGATAGATGCACACGCTAAATGGATCATGGGAACAGGCGGAGAAATGGCTGACCTTAGTGGAGCTAATCTCATTGAAGCAGACTTAAGCTGGGCCGATCTACGTCAAGCAAACCTGCGTGGGGCAGACCTGCGCGGAGCTAATCTATGCATGACTATCTTGTACGAAGCTGATCTAACCGGGGCCAATTTGCAAGGAGCCAACTTTGACGAGGCTAAGTTGGGGCGAGCGAAAGGAATTAACCACGCTCAATGTTCTTTCTCTGCACACGGAGAATATAGCCGTGTGCTAACTGGTGTACTTATTGATGGAGAATTGATGGTATTTTGCAGTTGTTTTAGCGGCACGCTCGCTGACCTCGATGCTTTCATTGCGTCGGGAGAGGATAAGCATAAGCGCAGCCGCAAACTTGCACGCGACTTCATCGTTGCTGCCATCAATATAGCAATGGAACAAACCAAATGAGCACACAAAACCCCATCGGATCAGAAATCGTAGATAAACTGCTTGCGGTGTTTCCCAATCTGCCAAGCCACCAGTTGGCTCGCATGATTTACAAGGAGAACCCAACTGTCTTCCCTAATCAAGAAGCGGTGCGCAACGCCATCCGCTACCGCCGAGGGGCTATAGGAAAGGCTCATAGAGAAACGGTTAACTTGGAAGCCCCAACCACTCCTGCACGATCTATCCCCAAGTCTTGCGTTCGTGAGTGGTCCCCCTTCATCATGGATGGGGTGGATAAGGTGGCTATCCTCTCAGACATCCATGTTCCCTACCATACCGAGGAGGCCATTGAGTGCGCGGTGAAGCGCGCCAAGAAGCAGGACGTGGACGGCATCATCCTCAACGGCGACACCATCGACTGTCATAGCCTTTCTCAATTTATCAAAGACCCTCGCGCTCGGTCGTTCAAGCAAGAGCGTGAGACGACGAATGAGCTATTGGAGTATCTAAGACAAGAATTCCCTGATACCCGTATAGTCTGGCGAGACGGCAACCATGAGGATCGCTTTAAGACCTACATGATGCAGAAGGCTCCCGAGGTCTACGATGAGAAATTTTGCTCCATCGACAAGCTACTCAACTTTGAGGATTTGGGCATCGAGTATGTCACCGACAAGCGCATCATCATGCTTGGTGGTTTGGCCGTGATGCATGGGCATGAGTTCCACAAGGGCTTCGCGCCCCCGGTGAACCCTGCTCGCGGAGCCTACCTCAAGGCTAAGCAGAGCGTCATGGTCGGCCACCACCACCGCACCTCAGAGCACACGGAAACGGCCCTAGATGGGACGATGACCACCACTTGGAGCGTAGGGTGCCTCTCGGACCTGCACCCCGCTTATAGCCCATACAACAGCTACAACCACGGGTCAGCCATCGTCACCCTAGACGGCAGCTATTACGAGGTGGCCAACTACCGCATCGTCAACGGACGCGCCCTCAATTAGCGCGGTGGCTTAAACATCGGCTCAGTCCTCTCATCTTCCATGCGGGAGATGGTGAGGATCGCTTGAAGGGCAGGGCTAATTGTGGCGTTGGTGTTAGAAGCAGCCGCCTTGAACTTGGGGGCATAGCGCGGATCGATGTACATGGTGTAGGCCATGTTGTACATTCCGTTCTCCATCATCCGCATAAGCTCAGTCGGATTGACGTAGGCCGTAACACCCTTGTTAGGCGTCAGACGATTGCGGACGTTGATACCGCGCTGCACAGGCTCAGTAGCTCCCGACTTGATGTCGGTGATAGAGTCTACGGCAATCTTGGTGTACTCGCCGTAGAGCCGCTTGAGATTGTCGAACTCAGCCGCACCCATGATGGCTTGGAATGCCTTGCGCTTCATCTCATTTTCGCCGCCCTTGCTGTTAAAGAAGTCGGTCAACTTCTTCATATTGACCTGTGGCGTCACGCCCTTGGAAGCAGGGTAGAACTCACGCATCACCGTAGCCGCAGCAGCACGACGTAGGTTGTCTAGGTCAGCGGTGCGCCCAGATGCCTGCAAGGCCCCCGTGAAGTCGGTTAGCGTGTCAGGAGCCACCGTAAGCAGCTTTTCAATCCACTTGGCGTTGTTGCCGGGGTCGGAGGACAGCTTCACGCCCTGATCGTTTAGGAAGACAACCAGAGGGTCTTTCTGCGCGGCAACCAGCGCATCGTTAGCCACGCGCTCGTCAATCTTGGCGTTGCGACGGGCCTCGAAAACACGGGCGTTATTTGCGCGGCGAGCCTTAGCGGTGGTGCTAAGAAGCTGGTCGCGAACAGCGCGGCCATACTCTACGCGCCAAGCAGCCGTATCGGCACCAAGCTCAACGGCTTGATTTAGGAAGGTTTCATACTCCTGCTTACTGACGGCAGGAACCTGAGTGAGTGCGCCGAGACGAGCCAGAGCACGAACTTGCTTAGCCGTACCAAGTCCCAGTTCATGCACAGGGAATCCGGTGGCAGACAGCTTGTCCAAGTCTTGAACGATCTTTGCCGGATCGAAAGCCTCATGGTTGAGGCGTTGCCCACCACCAGCAACCTGAGAGCGGCGGAACACCGAATCACGGACGTTATCGAAGAAGCCTCGCTTGAAGAGGTCGCCAGCCATTGTGGCAGCATTGACCGAAGACGGATTGGCGGGATCAGCGGACGCCGCAATCATCGAGGCAATGGCATCCACCTGATCCATCACGGGACGACCGCCAAGCTGCTTAGCGGCATCAGGGATCTCATCCAGCAGAAGATTGGTAATCAAATCAGACTGCCCATTTTCGAGCATCTGATAAACCGGAGTGTCAATCGCAGAGAACCGGGAGCTTGCCAGAGCGTTAGCTGCGCGGAGCCTCGGAACGGCGGTTGGGTCAACGCGATTCAAATAGGACTCAGAGGCGTTAATCAACGCGCGATAGGCATCTCGGGTGATTCTTTCCGCGTCACGGGGACTCTTACCCGAAGCAACAAAGTCGTTATAAACCTTGTTCTTGAACTCCTTGAAGCCCTCATACGAAAGGCGTCCCTTGGGTGCTCGCGCATCAAAAAATGCGCCAGCCATATCCAGCACGTCTTGACGGGCCAGCTTACCTTGAACCGCATTGCGGCTGCTCTTAGCTAGATTGGCTACCTCGCGCTCAAAGTCGGCTCGCGTCAGCACCGTGTAGTTGTTGTTGATGCCAGCCGAATCGTAGGCCGCACTAACAACACTGCTCACAAAGTCGTCAGACGACCTAGCGAGGTCCATCAACTGAGTACCACGACGAACGCTAGTGACATCATCAATGCTAGTGATCTTGTTGCCGCCGAAGAACGTATCAGCAGCATTGTTGAACATAGCCCTACGCGCCGTAACCTCCATAGCCTTGAGCTTGGCGTCGGCAATGAGAGCAGGAGCGGCGGTCTGGTTAGTCCTACGAGCCTCTTCCGCAATCATGGTTGCGCGATCAGCAGCGGCCTTGGCCGTGCGGTAGTCAGACTGGAGATTCTTCAGCTTGTCCGTGGTCTGGATCAGGTAGTCCTGCAACCCGCTTGTATTTGGCACATCAGGGAACGCAGCAGGAATGGCATCATCAAGGCTTGCTTCAATATCGCCAACAACCTGCAACGCTCTCCTAGAGTTGCGAGCAAATGCCTCACGCTCTGCGCCAGCCATCTCAGGTAGACCCATACTAAGCGAAGCGGGGCCGGTGTAGCCATTATTGCGAATGACGGCAATGTTTGCCTTAGCCTCGTCAGAAAGCTGACCAACACGACTCGCCGTACCAGCAGCAACGCCGCCAAGGAGAGGTGCAGCTACGCGCATTGTCGTATCAAGACCGCCCTTGGACTTAAAGCCGTCGTCCTTGTACTCCTCCCAATTCTGACCGGAGCTAATGAACCGCGAAAGTTCGCTGCCAGCAGTTTGCGCGGCTACGTTAAAGGATGGCCGTAAAAACATACCGCCCTTGCCAATGATCGGAACTGAGCCGCCAACGGCTGCTCCAGCAATCTGACGACCAGAATACTTGGTGTCTTCGTTGCTGGCCTGCTCAATGGTCTGCCCAAGGAACTCGCTAATCGCGCTGCTTAATCCGCCAACGGCGGCAATAGCGGCGGCACCAGCAAGACCAGTTCCAACAACAGGGGCCGCAAGCGCACCAGCAGCAATAGGAACACTAATTCTCGCAACATTGGCCGTTTGGTTGAGCATCGACTGCCCAAAGTTGGGTTCACCCATCGCGTTGCTAACCATAGCCCCAAGACCAGCCACAGGACCGGGAGCCATACCCGCTCCAGCTAGCCCAGCCATGCTGCCGCGAAGCATCGCATCTCGGCCACGGGCCTCTAGCTCTGGGGCAATAGAAGCGTAGTCCCTGTTGATGCGCTCAGTTATTTCTTCGTTGGATAGCTCATCAGGGAAAAGGTAAACCTTGTTGCTGCGATTGTCTGTAACTCGCTTCATAGTTTTATTTTAGCCAACTAAATCAAAACCGGCCAAACCCTCTGGAAGCCGGAAGCAGGCGCGATCCGTCAAACGTCATTTCAGTAGTTGGAGTTTGAGCGGGTGGCTTTGTGGTTTTGTCAGGAAGCCCGAACTTCAGCGTTTCAAACGCAGTTTCATTCTTACCAAAAACGCGAGTAACGCGGTCCTCATAGTCCCTGATGTTTGTGGACTCAAGCTCCTTAAGAATACGATTGAGTTCGCGAAGTGACTCAATGGTATGAGTCACATCAGCGCCAGACATTGCTGTTGCGTATTTAAGGTCCTTTTCGCTAACGGCGGTGCCTGAGCCAAAGCTCCTGATTTGGGACGCAACTCGCTGACCAATAAGATTCATGTATGTCTGCGTGTCTGCGACTTCTGGGAAGTTTGCGATACCGGCAGCCTGAGCCGCTGACTTAAGCCCCATCTCGACGTTGGCAAACGGACCAGTAATAAGATCCCTCTTGTTTAAGAGATCGTCTAGAATTGGAGAAACCTTAGTCATGGCATACACAGGGGCCAGTTGCTCGCGTTGCTTTGCAAACGTATCAAACGCTTTTTGCTCAATGGCGTTTTTCTGGCCCATGTCGATGTTAGTGGTTGAGGCACTTGCCTTAGCAATCTTATCAAGAATCCTAGCCTTTTCTTGGGCGTTGGGTGCGCGTCCGTTCACCTGTTCAAAAGCAGCAAACTCAGCCTGCGCCTGTTGCTCTTGGAAGCTGAGATTCTGTTGTTTCGGCCTAAGCAAAGCCAGCTCCTCAGCCCGAACCTTGCCAAGTTGAGCCTGACCAAGCTGCTGCTCAAGAGCCATAGCTTGACCAGCCCTACGAGCCTCTGCGGATAGCCCAGCAAATTCACGATTCTGGCGGAAATCGCGAAGATTAGACATGAACTCAGGCTCATTAGCAGAAGGAGCGCTCTGCGTAGTAAGAAACTCAGCATACTTGGCCGCATCGCCCTTTGTCTTTTCAGCCTTAGCCTGCTTAGCGGCGTCAGAAAGATAGGTGTTTAGCTGCAACGTGCCAGCATAACCAAGAGTATCCACCATCGACCTAACTGCATCCTTATCAACCTTCCCGTCCTTTAAGTAGCTTTGGAAGGCAGCAGGATTTGCCTCGACGGTTTTGATGAACGAGTTCGCAGCCTCATCCTTCTTCTTTTCCTCCTCTTTCTTGGCGTAGTAGTCGTTGATGGACTTGCCAGCGATTTGCCCGAGCGTAGCAATGCCCTGAGCAATCGACTGACTGCCAGCAAGAGCACCCTGCATATACGGCGTGTAATTGACCGCGCCGAGGCTGGGATTGATGTTTGAACCGAAGCGTGCCATAAGTTAGAGGGTCTTGATGCGGCTATCCATCCACTTGCGGATGAGGTTCTTGATGCGCGGCTTGTCGCTGATCCACTCAGCAAAGCGTTCGCCGTACTTACTGTAGAGCTTAGCAAACCAGTTGGGAGCCTTAGTGTACAGCCATTCGCGGAAGGCGATCCACTTGGGGTTATGGTTGCCATACACCTCACGGGCCACCCAACAGAACGGGATCTTGGGAACAAGTGCGCCAGCAACATTGCCAATCGCGCCAATCGTTGCACCAGCGATTGCGCCCTGAGCACCAGCCCGAGCACCATAGGTTGAAGCCTGATAGTTGCCAAGGTTGGCAGCGTTCTGGAGAGCGAGGTTAACACCAGCGTCAGGGCTAAATACCTGACCACCCATCGCCTGCATCATACCAGCCGCCATACCCTGCTGCTGCTGACCCACGCCCAGCGCACCGGACGGACGACCCAGCACCGTAGCCATAGGATCAAACGCCGCTCCATACATTCCTACAAGATTCTGCTGGAATGCACGGTTAGCTGCCATTTCGCCCTGACGGGCCTGACCAAGAGCGCCAAGGTTGGAAATGTTCTGTTGCTGCTGACCAGCTTGGAAGGCGCGATTCTTCATCGCAATGTCCGCAAGATTCTCTTGGTTGAATAGCTCAAACTGATTGCGAGCCTGCTGATTAGCCAACGCAGCACGCATAGCAACGTCTTGATTACTAAGCTGACCCTGCGCTCCAAGCTGTGCCCCAAATTGCGCTGCTTGATTAAAAGCATTTAGGTTAGCCATTCCAAACTGATTCTGGGCAGCTTGGTTAGCCATAGCAAAACGAGCCTGCTGCTCAGCGTTAGCCATAGCAGCAGCGTTCTGAGCAGTAGCACCGAACTGACCCGCCTGATTCATGGCTGCTTGGTTAGCGGCGTTGGCTTGCATCTGAGCCTGCTGGTTAGCCATCTGGAACTGAGAAGCAAGCTGGGCGTTACCCTGAGATGCGGCGTTCTGTGCAGCGGCAGCAAACTGATTTGCTTGGTTCTGCGCGGAAGCACCAAACTGAGCAGCTTGATTCAGAGCCTGTTGGTCAGCCAAGGAAAGTTGAACACCCGCCGCTTGATTAGCTAGAGCAGAGCGCAACTGAGCGTCCTGATTCATTTGGGATCGGCCAAGATCCTGACCGTACACACCCGTAGCAAATCCACGGCTGGCGTTGAGGTCGGCCAGATAAGCCTGATTGAGGGCAGCAGCCTGCTGGATGTCCTGAGCCTGACGTTGACGAACAGCTTCGGAACGGGACATAGCTTCAGCAGCAATGGCCTGATTGCTCATTTCTAGGCCACGAGAAGCAAAAGCCTCACGGGTGGCCTGCTGGGCGTTACGAAGCTCTTCCGGCGAAAGCTGGCCTGTAGAAACAGCCATCTCCGCAGCACGGCGACGGAACGTATCAGAAGCAGCCGTAGGAGCAGCTTCCATAGCCTGTCCGTAAAGTTGCTGTCCAAGGGCACCCTGCCCAATCGTCTGGGCAGCAACATCAGCAACGCGCTGGGCACGGGCAGCATCATAGCCCTGAGCGTTATAGCCTTGGGCTTGAATGGTCGGAGCAGCACCAAGCATAGCAGCCTGCATGGTGGCGGCGTCATATCCTTGAGCTGCAACCGTTGGAGCAGTCCCAAGAAGATTGGCCTGACCCTGTGCGGCTGTATACCCTTGTAGGTTTACGGTCGGAGTTTCGCCAATAACGTTAGCAAAAGCAGGGGCCACCCTTACGTCGCCAAACTGCTGGGTTCCTTGAATCGCGCTTTCTAGGCCACCAAATAAATCAGTCTTTCCGCCCATTCCTCGCGCAGCTTCAAGCTGGGCAAACATCTGGGGGTTGGCCTGCATGAGCGCAGACAGGTAACCGCCACTCTGGCTCTGGAGGGCGCGGATGTCTGCATCCCGCTTAAGACGATCAGCCGTTTCCTGAGTACCAACTATCTGCGGGGTAATCTGGTTAAGAATATCAATCACACCAGCTTGTCCCGGTTGGCCGTCTTTACCGGGAACGCCACGAAGATACTGCTCCTGTTCAGCAAGGTTGAGAGCCGTGTATTGCGGACGGAATTGCTGTTCAGCAGCCAGAATCCTGCCCTGCAACTCAGGGTCGGCCATCTTATTGATGAAGTCCAAAGAGGCTTGACCGGGATCAACGGGAGCCGGGGGCGGGGGAGGTGCTGAAATCGAAGTTTTCATTTATGCAAATCGCTCGAATGTGGAGGCATTATACACTCTAAACCTGTTATTCCCGTCCTTGTTGCGCCGCCACCCAATGTAGGGCAAACGGTAGGGTGCTTGGTCGAAAAACCACTTGAGGCAGTCGTTTCCAACGGCACAATGAACATACCAACAGTCTGGGTTCTCGGGGTTCCAGCTATCGTCCCCCTTAGCCAGTTCAATCGGCTTAGCCATGAGGAAGCGATCCTCTAGGCTTAACACTACGCCATTAGTCAGATACCAACTAAGCTGTTCCTCAAAGTTGAGGCCGCGCTCCACAAACATCTTTTTAGCCTCATAGATAGGCTTCATTACGAGGCTTCAGTAACAGAGCGGAATGCTTGATAGGCTTCTAGCTTCACCATACGCAGCTTAGGACGGCCCTTGGTGGGGACAAACTTTAGCTGCATCCCATAGGCGCGGATATTGCCAATACGGCCACGGACAGAGCTATCCTCGCCAATAGGCAGGTCTTCCTCAAGGCTTTCAGCCAATGAGTACATCGGGGCTTCCTTATCGATGTTCTCAGAAATCATAGTGATGTCCGCATCGCTAGGTTCATACTCAGAGCTTTCAACGTGGATCTCGTAGGAATTGAAGCTCTTGCGGCCAACGTCGTCAAAGACATACTGGCGGGTAACTACCTCTGACTCAATCGGGTACGGGATAGAGTCGCCGCCGGGAACCGTGTAGATGTAGTCGAACCCATCCACGCGCTCATCAATGGTATGCACGCCACCAAAGCGGTTAACGGCATAGAGCTTGTTGATGCCGCCAGCCCCAGACACGATGAGGTTGCTGATGTCCCAGCCCTCTTGGTCGATGATGTCCAAACTCTCCCAGCCCTGATTCAACAGGTTGTAGACAAGGATGGCATTGTTGCGCGGACTGTTATCTAGTGGTACTGCAATCCAATAGCGATTGTCGTGGTAGATCGCTACAGCGTTGTGGGCGTAGTCTGGATTGATCCGCTTGATGAGCGGGTTAATCGGGTCAGACAGGGGTAGCCCCGCGCCACGAAGGTTGTACAAGTCTTGGAAGGACGTGGAATAGACGCCGTTGTCGGACAGGAAGAAAATGCGGTCGCCAATCGTAACCACACTCTTCTGCGCCACCAACCCAGCCTCGCGGGTGATTTCCTTCAAAGAAATATCCGCAATAGATCCGCTCAGCCCGAGCATTAGATGGATCGAATTGCGGTTGAAGATAACAGCGTTATCCTCAGTAAATGGGTGAACATACTGGAGATAGTCCGCAATCCCAGCCGTAACCTTTAGCTGGTTTTGGATGCGGTCATAAGTGTCAGAGTCGAATACGTCCGATAGGAGGATTTCATCCCTGACGTTCCGGTCGGTAATTGTTTCGCTGCCGCTGCTGCCCGTGGTGTTGTAGTAATAGGGGACAATCAAACGCCGCTGGTGGTAGACGCCCCACGCAGGCGCAGGCATATGCGTGAAGCCAAGCTGGGACGGTTGCTTCTTAGCGTACACCACCTTATGCGAAGTTAGATCGGGAACTTCAGCGTAGAAAGTAAAGGTATTGGCGTTTGCTACCGTAGCAATAACATACCCCTGCTCTTGCTCAACAAGAGTAGAACTTCCTTTATCAACAACATGAATCCTGTCCCCAACCAAAAGACCGTGAGCCGTTTCGTCAACCGTTACAATACCGTTTGCAATTACGGTGTTGTTGTTTGAATCCAAATAGGTGGTTGCCGCGTAATCTCCATTAGCCACCTTCGTAAAGGCTGGCGTGCCACTAAAGCTGCCATTCCATTCCAGAGCCGTAGCCCCGTCGCGGAATATGAAAACCTTGTTGAAGGCTTGCAGCATATTCACGGGTTGTGAAATGAAGATGCCAGAAGGGTAGGCAATCGTCGTCGTTGCCTTGGTCGCCATGTTGATAGCGATGGCGTTCGAGAACAGAGCGAGGATGATGTACTCGTCGTTGTTCGATGCGGGATTTGAGAACAGGCATGAGCCGAAAGCTCCGTTGATGCTGCTGGTTCCGAGGATAGCTCCACCAGCCTTAGAGCTAGCAGTAACTGAGTAGGTCTCGCTTCCGGTGGCACCAGCAATCGTGTAGGTAAACGTATTAAGGCCAGTAACGGTGATGGTCTTGTTGCCGTTGGGATCCACCGTGCCGGTGCTAACAGCTACAATAGCAACAGCGTAGGACGACGAGAAACCGTGATTGGTTGACGTAGTGATGGTTACCGTCGTGCCGCTGCGGGTGGCCGAGCTAATAACCACTTGCGGCCACAAATAGAACGGCAGAGCAAGCGTCTCGTCCTTCGTTCCAATAACAGGGCCAAACGTATCTACGCCGGGACGCACCTGCCACGTCCCATCCACGTTCATCCGTCCATTGACGGACATAGCAAGCTCCCCGGCCTTTAACTGGTCAGGACGGAGGCGGTTGTTAAATCGGGAAAAGCCAATATCTGCCGTCTCGGCAATAGGCGTATCCCGGCCACTAAAGCTGCTGTAACGTGCCATAGATGAATCCCTAACCAGCGGTTAAGGTTCAACTATGATACCTTACGCCGCTTGAAATCTACGCCCTTAATTGTACCTTTGTTTCGGGAAGCATAGAACAC